TGTTCTTTCAGGACATGCTGCAACGTGACTTCAGATCCAAGCCACCAACCATGCCAGCCAGCATGTATGGCAAACATTCTTTGGAGTCATGGGGACACCGGCTAGGTCAACACAAGTCTGAGTACGGCAAGTCACTCGATGGTGACTGGTCAACGTACACACCACAGATGCTCGACTATTGCGTGGCTGATGTGGCTGCCAACGTTGAGCTGTGCCGTGTGTTTGAGCCCAAGCTTGAGCAGTACAAAAAACCTATCTACACAGAAATGCAGCTCGCCAAAATAATGGCGTGGCAGGAGGAGAAAGGCATCCCTTTCGACTCAGCGAAGGCACACAAGCTGGAGAGCACTCTCCGGGTGGAGCTGGAGCAAAAAGCAAATGCGATGAAGAACACGTTTCGTGAAGTGGATGGTGGCGAGTTCACACCTGCACGAGACAACAAAACAAAGGGGTACGTCAAAGGTGCCACCTTCTGTCGGCTACGTGAGTTCAATCCCACGAGTCGATCCCACATTGCCTGGGCCTTCCAGCAATTCCGCCAGTGGGAGCCTAATGAGCTGACCGATACGGGAAGACCAAAGATCGATGAAAAGACTTTGACCGAGATCGGCACTGAGGAGGCGATGCAATTTGCACGCATCCTTGAATTACAAAAAGCTCTTGGTCAACTGAGTGAGGGCCAGAACGCCTGGCTCAAACTTGTCACAGATGGGCGCATCCATCACTCCTGTGTTCTTAATACAAACACTGGGAGAAATATCCACATGCGTCCCAACCTCGCGCAGACAAATTCTGCACCTGAATACCGAGCATTGTTCGGTCCTGGTGAGGGAAGAGTCATGGTCGGAGCTGATGCAAAATCGCTCGAGCTTCGGGTCTTAGGGCACTATTTAGCCCGCTACGATTCTCAAGCATTTGCTAAGGAAGTTGTTGAAGGCGACATCCATACAAAGCTGTGCGAGATCTACAAGACTTCAAGGTCTATAGGCAAATCCGTGACCTACGCAATGTTGTATGGCGGATCGAATTATCGCATCGGCCTGACTGCAAAGGCATCGAAAGATAAAGCAGCCGCAGAGGGTAAACGTATCCGCAAAGCCATTATGGATGGCCTCGATGGATTCGCTGCTCTTACTTCTGCTTTAGCTGAACGAGCTGAGTCTGATGTGCTGACAGGTCTTGACGGTCGGCCTATCCGACTGCAAGGCAAAAAGTATGCAGCCACAAACTACCTATGTCAGTCGGCTGGTAGTTGCGTCACAAAATCTTGGGTAATCCGTGCAAACGAATTACTGCAAGAGGCTGGGATCGATTACTACCCGTTGTTATTTATCCATGATGAAATGCAGTTAAGCGTTAAGCCTGAAGATGCGGAACGTGCTGCGTTTCTCGTTACCGCAGCAATTAAAGACGTTGAACATTTCTACCAATTTAGATGTGAGCTTGACGCAGAAGCTCAAATCGGAGCTACCTGGGCAGACTGCCACTAAGGCTTGCCCAAGTCGCTTAGGCGATATTGCTGAACACTGGGTCTGCCTGCTAGCCGCCTGGAAAGGTGCAGAGGTTTACAAGAACCTCAACTGCACAGGTAAGACCGACATAATCCTGGCCCTTGATGGTGGGGTGTACTCCATTGATGTGAAGTTGGCTCGACCCTCTGGTACTGGTTGGCATGGAAATACCAACCGAGTTGCAAAGGGCGTGATCCCAGTGCTGGTCATTCCAACCGGCGACATCACGCAATGGCGAGTGCAGTGGATTCGTAATCGATTCCCACCCGAACTCAAAAACTTCTGGGCCAAAGCTGATCACCCGCTTACCTACCGTGAAACTAAAACCACCCCAGCTCAGAATTGATGCTGACTTCTTTTGTTTCAGAAGTGCAGCAGCAGCCGAAGAGGAGCTGGAGCTAGATGAAGATCTGACAGTCATCATCGGCAATCTCTCTGAAGGCCAAAAGGTCTTCACTAAAGAGATCACCAACCTTCAAGCAAAGTTTGACTCAAAAGATGTATTGCTGACGTGGACTGACCGCCACAACTTTCGCAAAGACATCGACCCGGCTTACAAATCAAACCGTAAAAAGCGTAAGCCTGCTGGCTACCTGCGCCTCAAGAAATGGGCAATGGAAACGTGGCCATCACTCACCATTGCTGGCATCGAGGCTGACGATGTTCTAGGCATCATCTGCACCAAAGACGAAGACACAAACTTTGTACTGGTTAGCCCAGACAAAGACCTTAAACAGATCCCCTGCCGTCAATTTGATCTCAAAGATGAGTACACCGTGGAACCCCAAGATGCTGAGCTTCAGCTTTACACACAGTGCCTCACAGGCGATTCAGTTGATGGATTCAAAGGAATCCCCGGCGTCGGACCAAAAAAAGCACAGGCCATTCTTGCTAAAGCGCAAGACGGGTTCTGGCCTGCTTGCGTCGAAGCGTATGAGAAGGCTGGTTTGTCACATGAAGACGCACTCCGCAATCTGAGACTTGCTCGCATCTTGCAGGCAAGTGATTGGGATGAAGCAAACAACCAACCAATACTTTTCACACCATGATTCCTAAGCCAGTCCTAGAGCTTTCGCTTGAACAACAACTCAAAATGCGCACGCTTTCAGATGCGCTTGAGATTGCAGAAATCGAGGATGTTCGCTTGCTTGCAGACTCACTACAACGCCAAGTTTTTCTACTGCAAAACACCATGGTGAAACTTATTAAAACCGGCCATTGGGATGAAGCTGACTGTTAAAGAGTTGATCCTTATCAGGAACAACCTCCGTGCATTACGCGCTTACAAGCACTCCCCAGTCTCCGTCCAACTGTGGGAAGACTGGATGGATGGCTTCATGCAAAAAATTGAAGACGAACTCGAACCGCACGATGACTAAGTTTTCACCAAAGCACTACCAGACTGGAGTCCTAGAAACCTGGGACTACATCGCAGACGCTGAGCTTGATTACTTTCTCGGCAACGTCTGCAAATACATCAGCCGCGCTGGGCGAAAGCCTGGTGAAGATGCGATTGATGACCTTCTTAAAGCCCGCGCATACCTCTCCAAAAAAATTGACCTCCTCCGCAAAAACCCTACCGCCTGACTTTCTGGGCCAAGCCTTGCAATTCCGTGTTGCAATGAGTCAACCCATCGGTTCCTTTTCCAAGTCAGACCTCGATCTGCAAAAGGCTCTGATCATCGAAGAGTTCATGGAGTTTACTGAAGCCTATGAACGAATGATGCGCATCCGTGATCTTGAAACGAGAGAGCACGCTCTCAAAGAGCTTGCAGATCTTTCCTATGTGATCTGGCAGTTTGCTGCATGTGCTGGATGGCAACTCGACGAAGCACTTGACCGTGTTCATCGCAGCAATATCAGCAAGCTTGTAGATGGCAAGCCTGTCAAAGATGCGAATGGAAAGGTCACAAAAGGACCAAACTATGTAAAACCCTATCTCCAAGACCTAGTGTAATGAAAGAGTACATTGCGAGGACTGGGCGTGTGCAGTCCTGGCTTGATGCGCCAGAGCACCGTTACCCGGTCAGTTGCACGATTCACGTGCCCACAGATAGTATGTCCGGCGAAGACGGGCTAGAAAGTAGTTTCACCTTCACCTCACACGCCCTTAGGCATGGTGCTGGTGTAGCAGTACACCTAAGTGAGCTACGTCCATCAGGTTCTGATAACGGCAAAGGGCTAATAAGTGCTGGCCCCTGCCCCTTCATGAAAGTGTATTCAACGCTAAATGAAGTTCTCAGGCGTGGTGGTTATCACAAAGCAGGCGCTGTAGTTGCTCACCTCGATGCAAATCATGCTGACTTGCGTGAGTTCATTGAGATGCCACGTCACGAGATTCCGTGGCTAAAGCGTTGCGTCAATCTCACCCAAAGCTGGTGGGATGACATGGAGGTAGATCTACGCGAATCTCTACTCGATGGGATTCGCAAAGGTGACATCTGGCTTGCCAAAGTCAAGCACGATCAATATGGCAGGCGTATTCGATTTAACGTTTGCCTCGAGGTTGCATTACTCAGCCGGGGCACTTGTCTTTTAGAGCACTGCAACCTGTCTAGATGCACGCCAGATGAGCTTCCAGAGGCGTTCACTACTGTCAT